TGTCCCTCCTCGCCACACCGTCCCAAGGAGGCAGTGCCGCAAAATACTCCCGTATCGGATGGTAGGATCGGTCGTCCACGGCTTTCGCGACGGCGATGTCATAGTTTCGCGCCGAGAACGTGCCGTAGTTGTCATCCACATAGCAGATGAGCTGGGCATCGTCCGCATCCCGCCAGAACTTACCGGGATGTGCCCACGGGACTTCCCCCTTGATCTCCATGCCGTCTGCCAGCTGATTAAAGACGATGTTTTTCATGTAAGGATCGTTTTGCATGATGAGCTTGATGTTGTAGAGGGAGTTCTCAAGCTGTGTGGACTTTTTCTGCCGCACCAGCTTGTCCTTCCAATCGTCCTCCTCGGAAAACTCCTCAGCCGCCCGTTCCTGCCGCTCCTTGAGTGCAAGGGTACGTACTTTTTCATCCTTGGCGGCAAACTCAGCCATCTGAGTGAAATCGCCGTCAAAGAGATGTGTGCCTACGAGGTCGTATGCGTTGCACAGCTTACCGTAGGCAGGATCGGAGGCATGGTGGCTGTAAGCGAATTTACGGTCATATATCATCACGCCGGGAATGCTCGCCGACTTCGTATAGCCCCACCGATTCTCGTCGGTGGTCGGCTCATACACATCGGAGAGAAATGTCTGCATAGCTTCTTGGATTGGATAGGCACGGCAGAACGTCCCTACCATGCCTTCCTTTTCCATCGGGTCAGCCTGCTTTTTCCGCTCCCTTGCCACAGCTTCTTTTTCACGCGGCGCGGTCGGCAGGGAGCTGCAGTCCTGCCAATCGGGGTGCGATGCCAAAAACGCATCGGGATCGAGCCAGTCGTCCTCATACCTGCGGCAGATGTATTCCCCGTCGGACGAACAAGTCGGCCAGTACATCAGCTGATTCACCTTGAACGAGCAGAGATCGACCGTGTCCATACCAATCTCGTCCGCAAGATACCGGGCGATGGCATTGTATTCATCCGGGGTGACGTCCCGCGTCAGCGGCATGAGGATTCGCGCTCTTGGGGCTTCCGGCGTATGACTGTGGGTGGTGTAGACGATGGTGCAATGTTTGAAGGCAAAATCATCGAAACAGCCCTGCTCCAGTCGGTCATAATCCAAAGCAATCATGGAGCGGCTGATGACCTCGGTCGCTTTCCGACGTGTCCCTTTCAGCGTTCCCGGCAAGAATCCGCCCTTATCCTTCACAGCATCTTTCTCGCGTTTTTTCATAGCATGATACTGTGCACTCGTTTCAGCGGTTCGGATGGGGCTCTGCAGTTTTTCCCAAAGTTCTTCCATCGTCATTTTTCTTGCGTGCCAGACAAGTGCCGAGCGACTGTTCCCAAGGCAAAATGCTAATTCTCTCATACACGCACCTTCCTCACCCTCGGTGTCTGTCCGTATTCAAATCTTGCCTGCCGTGCCAGCTTGAACGCCTGTACAGTGGCAGCGTCATCTCTGTCCATCGTATAATTGCTGTCATCTCCGAAAAGCTCAAATTTGCCCTGTTTGTTGATGCCGGGGTGAGCAACGAAGTAATCTCCGTCGATGGTCTGAAAGTTGAAGGGATACGGGCCGCCGCCAAAGCTGGGGAAGCCGTAATAGCCCCACTCTTGGCAGTAACATTCAATATCTCCGATATCCTCTCCGTCGGGGATTCCGGGAACAACGAGGAGCGGGTGCTTGCCTTGGCTGAACTGGTTGATTTTAGCGGCATCATCCTTGGTCATCTTTCCTTTGACTTCCACATGGAGGTCACCGCCAACCCTACCCGCTACATCGTGGAGCAGAAAGTCCGGCAGATAATGCTGCCCGTTATTGAGCACATATCCCTCCGGCTCGTACTCCCAGCGGACACCGCAGGCATCAAAGAACACTGCCCACCGCGCCTCCAAGCGTGAGCGGAAAAGATAGCCCTTGTATTCTGTCTCTATTACCTTCATCTTGATACCTCCTCGCATTTTGTTGTGAAATAGCGGATGTTCTTCCGCAGCCTCACGGCATGAGCGATCTCCGCCTCCATGCCTTTGGTAATCTTGTCGCCGAACACCCAGAGTTCACCGCACAACTTCAGCAGCTCGAAGTTCATCTGCATAACCCTCTCGCGCTCCATCTCCTCAGACATGAACTGCGGAAAGTACAAATGCGGCGCAATAGGAATGCGTCCCTTGCTCACGGTGAACTTGCAGTAGTGCCTCGCCCGCATGACATTAACGCGCGGATTGTCCCGATAGGGCGAGCAGATGTAGGTGAACAGATTCTGTCGGAATACCTTGGTGAGAGCTGCGTGCGCTGTAGGATCGGCATAGCCCTCGTGATTTCTTCTCTCAATCATTTCTCGCACCTCATCTTCCTGCTGCATTCCGTGCAGCAGATCGCCGTGCCGAAGAGGTCGAACTCCGCATCGCCGAAGAACTCATTGAGATCAACAGGCACTTCCGCTCCGCAGCGCGGACAATGGCAAAAGACATTCTCATCGTTGATTTCCACCGTGACCTCCATAGCGTCATTGATGTTTTCCTTAACATAGAACATAAAGGCTTTCCTCCTTCAGAAAACACCGGGCGTCATTGCCCTTCACTATTGAAAGGACAGAAGATCGGATTCTTAGCGGATAAATCCGCAAAATTTTTCCTTTCCTTATAAATGCCAGAGCCAAAAGTGGCTCTATTTTTTCGCTAAAAATAGCCGTTGCTGTCCTTTCAATAGCGAGAGGCAGAAACGGAAAAAAATATTTAAATTTTATCCGCTGAAAACTCAGGTTTCTGTCCTTTCAATAGTGAAGGGGCAGGAAAGCCCCTCGGAAAGAGAGGTACATCCACATGGAAACTCAGAACGACAAGGAACTGGCAGAAGTGCTGGTCGCCATCAGCATCATTGCCAGGCGACTTGCGGACAAGCTGTCGGAAGGAGGGAGCGAGGATGGAAAACCTTGCAGCGAAGATTGAATCCCTGCGGCTCTCGGCGAAATCCATCATAGACGTCGCCGACGAACTGTCAAAGAGCCTGCAGGCAGAAGAGCCGAACGCGCCGTCTCTTGAGGATGTTCGGCACAAACTGATCCTTGCGGCGCAGGCGGGATTCAGTGCAGAGGTCAAGGCGCTCATCACCAAATATGGAGCCGACCGCCTGTCGGAAATCGATGCATCCCACTATGCAGCACTTCTCAAGGAGGCTGAGAGTATCAGGGAGGCGAAAGTCGATGGCTAAACATTCCCTGCTCTCGGCATCGGCGAGCCAACGTTGGATTGCTTGCCCGCCATCGGCAAGGCTCTGTGAGGAATATGCAGACAAGCCCAGTGAATACGCGCAAGTCGGAACCGACTGCCACGAACTTTGCGCCTACAAGGTGGAAAAGGCCCTAGGCAGGAAGATTCGAAATCCCGTCAAGCGGCTCTCCTTCTACGACGAGGAGATGGATGAATGCTCCGACGGCTACCGGGATTTCGTCTTGGAGTGCGTAGCACAGGCCAAGACATCCTGCAACGATCCGCTCGTCCTCGTGGAGCAAAGACTGGATTACTCCCGCTATGTGGGCGTGGAGGGAAGTTTCGGCACGGGCGACTGCGTGATTGTCGCCGACGGTATGCTGTATGTCATTGACTACAAGCATGGACTCGGTGTACTGGTGTCGGCTGAGAAGAACAGTCAACTCTCCTGCTACGCCCTTGGCGCATTGGACTTGTTCGATGGCATCTATGACATCGGCTGCATCACCCTCGTCATCTATCAGCCTCGCCGAGCAAACATCAGCCTGTACGAGATGGAAAAAGACGAATTGCTCACATGGGCAAAGGACACCCTTGCCCCGGCTGCCAAACTGGCGCAGGAAGGCAAAGGCGAATTCAAGGCGGGAGATCATTGCCAGTTTTGCAAGGCCAAGGCGAACTGCCGAAAACGCGCCGAATACAACTTGGAACTCGCCAAGTACGACTTCGAGATGCCTGCCACCTTGGAGGACAGCGAGATAGCCGCCATCCTGCCGAGGATCGACGAGTTGGCATCTTGGGCGAGCGATGTCAAGGATTATGCCCTGCAAAAAGCTCTCTCCGGCACCCGGTTTGATGGCTTCAAGGTAGTCGAAGGCCGCTCTAACAGAAAGTACACCGATGAGGATGCCGTAGCCAAGGCAATCAAGGCGGCAGGCTTTGAGCCGTATGAACAAAAGCTCCTCAGTATCACCGCCATGAGCCATGTACTTGGCAAGAAGAAGTTTGAGGAACTCTTAGGCGAGCTGGTCTATAAGCCGGCTGGAAAGCCGGTGCTTGTTCCCGACAGCGACAAGCGTCCGGCAATGAACACTGCAGCAGATGATTTCAAGGAAATTTGAGGAGGAAACCACCATGGCAAAATTTGCAATCCCAACAAAAGTTATCACGGGCGTTAAGACTCGTTGGAGCTACGCCAACGTCTGGGAGCCGAAGAGCATCAACGGCGGTGCTCCCAAGTATAGCGTGTCACTCATCATCCCCAAGAGCGACACGGTAACGGTTGGAAAAATCAAGGATGCTATCAAGGCCGCCTACGAGGAAGGCCAGAGCAAGCTGAAAGGCAACAACAAGTCCGTCCCCGCCCTCTCGAGCATTAAGATGCCTCTGCGCGATGGCGATCTTGAGCGTCCCGATGACGAAACGTACAAGGACAGCTACTTCATCAACGCCAACAGTGCCACGGCTCCCGGCATCGTGGACGCAGCTCGCCAGCCAATTCTCGAACGCTCCGAGGTGTATTCCGGTGTTTACGGTCGTGCCAGCATCAACTTCTATGCCTTCAACAGCAACGGCAACAAGGGCATCGCTTGCGGACTCAACAACCTGCAGAAGATTTCCGATGGTGAGCCGCTGGGAGGCAAGACTCGCGCCGAGGACGATTTCGCCGACGAGGACGAGGAGTTCCTCAGCTGATTAGACTATGCTTCTGCCAAAAGGCAGCGTGGAGAAATCCTCGCTGCCTTTTGGCAAGAAAGGACTCGCAATGAATACACTCTCCATTGACGTAGAGACATTTTCCGATGTGGACATTTCCAAATGTGGCGCATACAAATATGCAGAATCGCCCAGCTTCGAGATACTGCTCTTTGCCTATGCAGCAGACGGCGGCGAAGTACAGGTCGTCGACCTTGCGGCTGGCGAGAAGATTCCACAGGAGATTCTGGCGGCTCTGACCGATGATAATGTCATCAAATGGGCGTTTAACGCCAACTTCGAGCGCATCTGCCTGTCACGCTATCTTTCAGACGTGGGATTTCTCCGGGATGCCTTCCTCAGCCCCGAAAGCTGGCACTGCACGATGGTTTGGGCGGCGTACATGGGGCTTCCCCTCTCCCTTGCCGCCGTAGGCAGCGTTCTTGGACTTGAAGAACAGAAAATGTCCGAAGGAAAATCTCTCATCCGTTATTTCTGCACGCCCTGTACAGCCACCAAAACGAATGGCGGCAGAGTTCGCAATCTCCCCTGCCATGCCCCAGACAAGTGGGCAATGTTCAAGGCGTACAACAAGCGCGATGTCAAGGTCGAGATGGCAATCCAACATCGGCTCGCCAAGTTTCCCGTCCCGAACTTCCTTTGGGATGAATATCATCTCGACCAAGCAATCAACGATCGTGGCATCCGCATTGATATGGCGTTCGTGGATAACGCCATCGCTATCGATGCCCGATCTCGCGATGAGTTGTCCGGGCGAATGAAACAACTCACAGGTCTGGACAATCCCAACTCTGTGCAGCAAATGAAAGGATGGCTATCTCAGCATGGAGCGGAGACGGATTCTCTCGACAAAAAGGCTGTGCTGGAACTTCTGAAGAATGCGCCGTCGGAACTTGCCGAGGTTCTGTCCCTGCGGCAGCAGCTTGCCAAGTCCTCCGTGAAGAAGTACATCGCCATGAAGAATGTTGCCTGTGCAGACCATCGTGCCAGAGGGACATTCAGATTTTACGGCGCGAACCGTACGGGGAGATTTTCCGGCAAGAACATCCAGCTCCAAAATCTTCCTCAAAATTACATGGAGCATTTGGAAGATGTCCGCACGCTTGTCCGACGAGGCGATTTCGAATCCCTCAACGTCCTCTATGATTCTGTGCCGGATGTTCTATCACAGCTGATCCGTACGGCCTTTATTCCAAAGGAGGGCAGGAAATTCATCGTCGCTGACTTCTCAGCCATCGAGGCGCGAGTGTTGTCATGGCTTGCCAAGGAGCAATGGCGCATGGATGTTTTCGAGAGCAACGACGACATCTACTGCGCCACGGCAAGCAGAATGTTTCATTGTAACGTGGTGAAGCATGGCGAGAATGGGCATCTCAGGCAGAAGGGGAAGCAGGCAGAATTGGCTTGTATTGCTGAGGGGCAGCTTGTCCTTACGAATGAAGGACTCGTTCCTATTGAGCGTGTTCGCACGGAGCATTTGCTCTGGGACGGAGAAAGCTGGGTCAGCCATGATGGTGTCATTTTCAAAGGCGAACGGGAGGTAATTACCTATGAAGGTCTTACAGCAACCCCGGATCATCTCGTCTGGGTCGAGGGGCAATCGCAGCCGATACAGTTTGGAGATGCCGCCTCCTGCGGCGCACATCTCGTACAAACAGGAGATGGTGGGACGGCAATTTGGTTGGGTGAGAATCATCAGCCCGGAAAAGAGATGGAATGCGGCAATGAATCATTGCTACGTTCTGACAAAATGTACGGGATGCGGTGCAATCCAGTGGCAGTACTTGGACAATCTTCGAAGCGGGAAATCGAGAGGCTGCCAGAGTTGTTCTCAGCCGAGACAGATTCCACCTTGGTTGGACAGGAGACTGACGGCAGCAAAACAACGCTGCGAGAACCCGAACGACAAGGCATATCCTCTGTATGGAGGACGAGGAATCAAATTCGATTTTCCCAGTGTGACGGAGGCAGGACTGTATCTCATAAAAACATTCGGGCTGCCCTCACGGTCGATGGAACTGGATCGCATCGATACGAACGGAAATTACACAAAAGGGAATTTGCGCTTTGTAACCAGAGCACGAAATCAGGCAAATCGCAGGATTACGGTTTTGTCGGAGTTTCATCAGGAATATTGGCCTTACTGCCGAAATGTGGTGACGAGAAAACTCTCCTGCGGAATGACTCGTGCCGAAATCATCAAAGATGCGGAAACAGCTGTCAGCAAGAAAAGGAAGAACTGGCGTATCATCAGCGCACGGCTCGACTTTATGACATCCGAAATGCCGGAAAGCATCACCGTTTTACCGTATCGGGGAAATTAGTCCACAACTGCGGCTATGGCGGCTCCGCGGGTGCGCTGAAGGCGTTCGGCGCGTTGGAATCCGGGATGAAGGAAGATGAGTTGAAGCCTCTCGTAG